TTAATGTATCAAATTGTGGAGAACAATATCTACCGCCATACGCCTCTTGTCGCTTAATCCTTATCAATCTTCTTACTTATGTTCTTAATCCATTCACCGATAAAGCGGAGTTTGATTTTGCAACATTTGAACAAGATGTAAGATATATGCAACGTCTTGGCGATGATATGGTTGATATTGAAATTGAATGTATTGAACGTATTATTGATAAGATTAAGTCAGACCCGGAACCAGAAGAAGTAAAACGTATAGGTTTAGAGTTATGGGAGAATGTAAGAGCTTGCGCGATTGACGACCGTAGAACTGGTTGCGGTTTTACAGCGTTGGGCGATTGTATTGCCGCACTAGGATTACCTTTTGATTCTACTAAAGCCTTACACTTTGTTGAAAAGATGTCTACGAGTTAGAAGGTAGCGTAATTTACCGAATCTGTGGAAATGGCTAAAGAATTAGGGCCGTTCCCACTATATGACGCCAAACTAGATATCTCTTCTGAATATATTCAAGAATTAAAAGAAGAATTTCCAGAACTATATAAAGAGATGGTTAAGTACGGTCGTAGAAATATGACCCTATTGACCGTTGCCCCTGCTGGAAGCGTTAGCTGTCTTACTCAAACAACTTCCGGTATTGAACCAGCGTTCATGTTGGAATATACTAGAAGAAAGAAAGGTAATCCCGGCGATAAAGATTTCCGCGTAGACTTCGTAGACCAAACAGGTGATAGCTGGATGAATTTCGTGGTTCGACATCACGGAGTTCAAAAATGGATGGATATTACCGGTAAAACAGATATTAAAGAAAGTCCTTATTGGGGTTCTACATCTCATGATATTGACTGGTTGAAAAAAGTTAAGCTACAAGCTGCTGTTCAGAAAAATATAGATAACAGTATATCTGTAACAATTAACTTACCAAATGATGTGACAGAAGATAAAGTATCCGATATTTATATGACCGCTTGGGAACTTGGTTGTAAGGGAATGACAATCTACCGTGACGGTTCTCGTTCTGGAGTATTAATCAGTAATGAGAAAAAGGAAGAGAAGTCTAGTCTCGTCAAAACTCAGGCCACAAAACGTCCAAAACGTTTAACTTGTGACGTACATCATCTTACCGTTAAAGGGGTTAGATATTTTACAATCGTCGGACTTCTTGATAATGAGCCATACGAAATCTTCATCAATCGCAACTGTAACAGCGAGGGAGATAGTGTAGTTTCTCGTAATATTACGTCAGGATACCTTGACAAACAGAAACAAGGTCACTATAATTTAGTAGACAGGGACGATAATCCGGTGGTTGATATCGTTTCAGCCAACTGTGAAGAACATGAGGAAGCGATTGCTAGAATGACTTCGACCGCTTTACGTCATGGTGCAGACATTCATTTTATCGTTCACCAGCTTGAAAAAACTCGCGGTGACATGCAAAGCTTTAGTAAGGCTATGGCTCGTACATTAAAGAAGTACATTAAAGATGGTACGAAAGTTACCGGAGAAAAGTGTCCAACTTGTTCAAATGATAATATCGTAAGAATTGAGGGGTGTCAGACCTGTACCAATTGTGGGTGGAGCAAATGCAGTTAAAGACTGAGGAAATAGTAGTATGACAATTTACAGATTGAAAGAATTAGCCGCAAGTTTAGACGTTGAAGATATTTCTAGTGTCGTTTTAGATAATCCAAAGTTTGCTATTTGGAGTGGTTCTCCAGCCGAGGGAATGCACCATTATGGTGATGGTGGATTATTACAACACACGACAGAGGTAGTCGAATTAGCGATGCGAACCAACGATTACTTTATATCATGTGGAAAAGGTGTTGCCAAACAACCTTTGTTTCTAGCTGCACTTTTCCATGATATCGGTAAACTGTGGGATTATGAGAAAATTAATGGTGTTTGGGGTGCGGTAGAACATAAAGAAAAAATATACCACATTTGTCGTTCTGCGTTAGTATGGCATGATGCCGTCAAAGGTATTAGAGGTTATAACGATATTGAAGATGAAGTATTACATGCTATTTTAGCACATCATGGTAGACTTGAATGGAAGAGTCCAGTAGTACCTAAGACAAGAACAGCATGGATATTACATCTTTCAGATAATTTAAGCGCCAAAATTACACACTGTTATACTTTTAAACCAAATAATAATTATGCAAACTAATAATATATGTAATCGGTGTAAAAATACTGGGTATTATAGTAAACTAATTGGAAATATGCGTAAGGAAAAGATTATTAGGTGTTTTTGTAATAGAAAAGGAAAATTATGGATTTCGAGGAATATCAGAAATTAGCGGTTTCAACAGCAATCTATCCAGAAGAGTATAATGTTTTATACCCGGCTTTAGGTTTGGCTAATGAGGGTGGAGAATGTCTTGGTAAAATTAAGAAGGTTTTACGAGATGATAACGGTGTATACTCAGAAGAAAAGAAAAACGAAATTGGAAAAGAAATTGGTGATGCCCTATGGTATCTAGCAGCATTAGCGAGAGATTTAGGTTTATCGCTAGGTGATATTGCCAAGCAAAATATTGAAAAACTACAATCTAGAAAAGAACGCGGTGTACTACAAGGTAGTGGAGACAACCGTTGAAGCAAGAAGTTAAGATTAAAGAATATTGATAATGAAAGGAAATGATGTTAAACTGCCTAGTATTGAATACTGATTATATTCCGTTTGATATTGTGTCTTGGCGCAGGGCTTTTCTTATGATGTACTCTGAAAACAAATCAGCGTACCCGATTGAATATCACGCTAAAACTATCCGTGATAGTATGGGTAGGGAACATCGTGTCCCTAGCGTGATTGTACTTAAGCACTACATTAACACGGCACATCACGATAACCGTTATACTAAATACAGTAAAACAAACGTCTTTACAAGAGACGATTTTACCTGTATGTATTGTGATAAGAAATTTACCAGAGAAAAATTGACTATTGACCATGTTATTCCCCGCTCACGTTGTAGACAACTTGGATATAAAGGAAGGGTAAACTCGTTGGACAATGTGGTGACTTGCTGCTTTGCTTGCAACATTAAGAAGGGTAACTATACTCCTGATGAATGTAAAATGTATCCAATCAGGCATCCTCGCAAGATTACACGTAGAGAGTCACTCATGAATAAAATTCGTAATATGCAAATTCCATTAGAATGGGAAACATACCTTCATGTCTAAAAAAATTAAAACCGTCAAACATACTCCAATTCCAAACAAAAACGCTATCGTAACCTATAAAGAGTTTAAACCAAGAACTCCAAATCAAGCTAATGTTATCAGGACTATGATAGAAAATGATATTACCATTATTTGTGGAGTCGCCGGTAGCGGTAAGACTATGTTGTCAATAGGTTTAGCGCTAGAACACCTAAAAGAAGGAAAAATTAATAAAATAATTATAGCGCGACCAACCGTTGAAGCCTCCCCGAAAGGCGTAGGGTTCTTGAAGGGCGCTTTGGATGAAAAGATGGCACCCTATCTATTACCTTTATTTGAAACTATTAAAGAGTTCATTGGTAAAGATAAACTGAATTACCTATTAGCTAATAATACTATTGAGGTAGCCCCTCTTGAATATATGAGAGGCCGCAACTTTGAAAATTGTTATGTTATCGCAGATGAATGCCAAAACGCCACCTTTGAGCAATTAAAGATGTTAATGACGAGACTTTGTAACAATGCTAAGATTTTTATTGTGGGTGACACCGACCAAACAGATTTGGGTTATACTCGTTTTCAGAGTGGTCTAGCAACCTGTATTAAAAAACTAGATGGTAAAGTAGAGGGTTTAGGTGTTTGTTACTTAGATAAGACAGATATCCAACGTAATAAGATAGTAGGACAGATTTTAACAGCACTGGAGTAAAAGTGAAGGTTGCAATATTAGGAAGTAAAAACGCTAAGGATAAAGATATTGTAGAAGCTATTCAAGCCTCTACTTATAAAGTAACAGAACTACTTGTCGCTACCAAAACCGGTATAGATGAAGTGGTTCAAAGATATGCGGATAAAAATAAACTACCTATAGAATACTTTGGTATTAATTGGGATGACTTAGAGGTTGAGGGGGCCGTCATTGCTGTTAATAGTTGGGGTAAACAGTATAATAAAGCTGCTCCCGCAATGAGAACTCAACAAATAGTTGAATCATCTGATGCTGTAATCATTATTGATGACGGGGAAGTCGAGGCGCGATTTTGTACGAAAAAGGCCCAAGAGCTAGGTATTAATTTTTATACACATTCCCTCATTAATAAGACAGAGGGTAGTTACGCGCAAGCGAGTTCTAGTTTGGTAAACCAAACGTTTTAAGGGAAAAGATGCTTACTTACGAATACGAATGTCAAGAATGTAAATATAATTTCGAGACTAGACAATCAATTAAAGATAAACCTTTAGTAGAGTGTCCTCAATGTAAATCTCAAACTTTAGAGAGAATTATCGGTTCAGATATTATTTTTATTGATAAAACTCCACGAACACTAGGAACTCTAGCCGAGAAGAATACTCGTAAGATGGGTTCTTATGAAAAGGACAAGAAACAAAAGGAAGCGGAAGATAGAAGTAATTTAGCTCGTAAACGCGCTGTTGAAGAGGGAATGAAACTTAAAGGATTGACACCGATTGACACCGACAAGATTAAAAAACCGTGGTATACTAAAGGTGCCCCTGCTCCGACCAAACTTCAAAAACTGAACGATAAACAGAAAAAAGACTATATCGAGAAAGGTACTTTGCCTCCCAATGTCTAATTCATCACCTCACAAAGCCGTCATTCTTCTTACTATAGAAGTCCATGAAATTCTACCTAGTGGAGAGTGTTCCGGTCAGCCCGTACCAAATAACATTTTAAAAGAACACGGTTTAAAACGAAATATGGTCGTTAGCGTGGATGGTCACGATATGGATGATTGTCTCAGAAAATTAAAGGAAAAAATAGATGGATTTTAAAGAAAATAACATAGAGTGTGTAATTTGGCGAAATAACGAAAACACGCATATCCTTAACTGTACTCAATGTGGTAAGGAACTACTAATTTTAACAGAGGTTCCGTCACATGAGGAAAAACAACAATTATTCTATGCAAGTTGCCCATATTGTAAAGGGTCATCTTTTGCTAAGAAAATATTAAACCAAGCCATTTACCTACCATCAGAAGGATTGGCTATCGTAGATATTATTACTGATGAAAATAGAACAACAATTAAACTGGAGAAAAATAGTGGTTAACACAAAGTACAATTATTCACGTAAGTTTTACAATAAATCTGGTCAGTTATTGACCTCTGATTGTTTAGATGCCGTTGCTAAAGAGGTCGTGAACGATGACAAGGAAACCTCTCGATATTACGTCAAGTTTCTACGCGGTATTCTAATTGATGTACGTGACGGAGGTTACGAAAAGAATAAGAAGAACGGCCAATATAAACAGGTTAATTCTGACGTATTTCATAATTATCTAAAATATTTAGTAAAAGGCGGCGATAGTTATTTACGAGCCGCAGAAAGGGCGATGTTCTAATGTCAAAACAAATCACAAAAGCACAAGAGGATTATATCCTTGCAAATTGGGATAAATTAACTCCAGCAGAATTAGTTAAGGATACTGGCTGTAGTCTTCCTACAATTAAAGCAAAAATTAAAGTTTTAAAGGAAATGGTTAAGGAAGAAGAAAAACCTGTTCAACCCGTTAAGAAACCGCCAACTCGTATGATGAATGCGTTTGGACATACAGAAAAGAAACAAGCTACAATTATGTTACCCGGAGCAGCAGAATTAGCTGACGAAACACGTAAGGTAGCTAAAATGAATAAAAAACAACCACCTCATATTCACAAACCTTTAGGATAGATTATGTTATGTTTTGAACCCGACGATTTCATCAACGATAAGTACGAGAGTGAAACTCGCTGGATTATTACACTTTCTGACGGTCGCAAAGTCTACCAAGATGACGAGAGACCGGGATTGTCGGAACCTAGTACGTGGAAAAGACTTAAAACTTTTTTACAAGAAAATCCAGAATTATCAGTTATTGGCATGACAGTTGGCTTCCGAGACAATATAATCAATGTAGGAGATAACGCTGACGGTTACTACTTCTGCAAAGCTGCTCTTGGAGATTTATTTAGTGGGGCAAATATGGGATTTTACGTATGTGGAACCCTTAAAGACGGTGAACTTCATGTAAAACGTTGGAAAATACCAGAATTGATTGTTGTTGAAGAAGACCAACGAGACCCTTTGACCGCTGGAGACTGTTTGATATGTCGGAAAACAAAGCTAAATATAAGTCAATTACAACCCCAATAACATGTTCTGCCGCACAATATCTTGCTGAATATATGTGCGTAAGAATGGCAAAGAAAGACAAAAAGCAACTCTCTGAAAGATTTTGGAATACCGACGCTTGGAAGTTAACTTATAAGAAACAATTATTAGCCGCTAACAATCTATTGAAAGTGTACGAGTTTCAAGCTATACTTAATGCCTTGGAACTTAAAAGCTCTCAATGGATTTGTTCGTTATGGGCTAAAAACTTAACGGAAATTATAGTACGTGAACAAGAGTTAATTAAGCAAGAGGCGGCAAGATTAGAAAAAGCTTATAGTAAAGAGAAAGAAAGGGAGAATGTACCTCTGAGTCCAGAGATTACAGCGAAACCTTTCTCAGTTAAGAAGAATAAACTTGGAGATTTAGATTAATGGCGAAGAAAAAAGATGTAGATACTGGAAATACTGTAACAGTAAATGAGTTTCGTGAAAAACTACGTAAGGACATTAATAAAAAATACGGGGAAGGTATCTCTCGCGAAGCTGTAGATTTGATTCATGAAAAAACCCGTATTATTCCTATCAGCCCTGCTGTAGATAGGGCTTTAAATGGTGGTGTCCCAGAGGGTAGTTGGGTTATTTTTTCAGGCCCAGAAAAGATTGGTAAAACAACCCTAGCTTTGCAATTAGCGGCAAATGCACAAAAGCCAGAAAATGGCGGAAAAACGGTCTATTATCTTGACATTGAGGGTCGTTTCAAGACCATGAACCTTACGACAGTTGCGTCGTTCAATCCAGATATGTGTGAGCATATTCGTTCAGTAGAAGGTAAGATTATAAACGCTGAAGAATATCTAACAATCGCTATGGATATTATTAAAGGGCATCCCGGTTGTGTATTAATCATCGACTCAGCATCTCAATTATGTTCATCTAAAGAACTTGTATCTGACATTACAGCTAGTGCTAGAGCAGATGGACCAAAACTATTAAGTTCATTCACTAAACAAATGGGTAACGTTGTTCCTATTCAAAAAACAATAGTTATCGTTATTCAACACCTTATTGCTAATACCTCTGGTTACGGTCCCGCAAAATGGGAAGACGGTGGCAACAAGATTAAATATCAGGTTGACGTTAAACTTCGTGCTAAGGGTATGGAAAAATGGATGGATGGTGAAACAAACCAGATTGGTCAAGTTGTAAAGTGGGATGTTGTCTGTTCCGCTTTAGGAAAACCGGGCGGTATTATCGAAAGCTATGTCCGATATGGTTATGGTATCGACGAAACGACAGAACTAGTTAAGTTAGCCGCAGATTTTGGAATTATTGATAAAGCTGGCGCTTGGTACTCTTTTACTCAAGGTGAGGAAGAACATAAAGCTCAAGGTCTAGAGAAAATGTGTAACCTATTACGTGAACGTAAAGACCTTTGGGATTATGTTAATGAGCAAGTTAGGGCCGTATAATGAATGAACAAATAGTTGATGTAAATCAGGATTATTTTACATACGATACAGATAATAAAGATACTAAAAATATAATGATTTATATGAATGTGTCTAAACGTAGTTTTAGATGTGACTGTTCATGTAATGTCTTTACAAAAATAGGAACCTTTAAATATAAATGTAATAGTTGTGACGCCGTATATACTGGTGAAAAATGAAAGTAATCGGACTAGATGATAAAGAATACGTTTGGAATCTCGCCAAATATGTTGGAAATGAACGGAGAGGATGTTCAGAATACCATAAGCGAGCAAGAGCGTTATTGAAAGAGATTTTTCCTTTTGAACAAATCCTAGAGGAAGTTGGATTACCCGGTAGTAGTTTATTCGCTGATTTCTATATCCATAATAAACGTCTAATGATAGAGGTTCAAGGCGAACAACATACCAAACATATACCGTTTTTTCATAAAGATAAGCTTACCTTTGGTAAGGCTAAAATGAGAGATAAAGCTAAAAAGAATTGGTGTGAGAATAATGGAATAACTTTACTTGAACTATCTTATAATGATGAAGATAAGTGGAAAGAAAAAATATGTCAGATTTAGTTAAGCAAAAAGTTGACGAACGTATTCTTAACCTAGATAAAATGTTGGATGAATACACATCTAAACTAGGTCTCAATTTTCTTAAGCACGATAACGCGTGTGAAATAATTCTAAACTATACTCAAATCGACCTACGTAACCTATCAGAAGAAGAGTGTGGAGAAAACGCTTACGTTCTCATTCGTTATTCTGGATATATTCAGAAGGAATGCGGAAGATTGCAAGCAAGGATAAAGTGGTTACAAAGGTGTATTGAGATTGAAACTGCAGATAAAGTCAGAACTTACGGTGATAAGTTCACATCTTTCCAAGAGAGACTATTATTAGCTCACAACGATAGAACTAACGAATATATGTCTAAGTTGCAAGATTTAATGATGCACTGTGAAATTCGTAAAGAAGAAATATCATTTATATCTAATAAGATATCGGCAATGGCTGATACTTTATTAAAATTAAAGCAAATTAAGAGGTCAGAAAAATGGGCGCAATAAAATTAATTAAAGAGGGTATTCAACAAAAAGATTGGGAAAAAATCAAATTGGCGTATTCTGAGTTGACAGGTGAGGAGATTCAGGATACAGTTAAGGTAAACAATACCATACCAACTCCAGAAGTAGAAGAACAACCGAGTTTTCTACATACGATTCGCGACCCAAATAAGCGTCGTGTTCAAAAGTATATTGACCCAAATACGGGTGAAGAAAGAAATTACGGTATTTCAGAACCGGTTAACGTGAATAAAATAAGGTCGGTTGGCAACCTATGGAATCCGAATGATTTTATCAATGATATTCCTGAATCTGAAGAAAAGGTTAAGGTTACATATCAAAAACCTGTTCCAAGAACACGTAAGGCTACCAATATGGTTAAAGTAATATGTGTTGATTGTCGTAAAGAATATGAAATACATCCAATTTACAAACGTGAAACTGGATATCACTGTGACAAATGTATTAAAGGAAAGATGCCCGGTTAAATGGTAAAACTAGCAGATGTCGGGGCAGAACGAGCGGTTTTAGCTGGCGTATTTCAATTTGGTAAAGATGGGTATGTTGACGTATCCGATATTGTCGATGTTAACACCTTCACAGTAGAAGCCAACCAATTTATTTTTAAATGTGTTGGAGAAGCTTTAAAGTATAACCCAAAACTTGATATCGCCGTTTTCCTTTCTGCCGCTCATGATTTAGGTCTAGCTGAATTCTTTAAGGAAAAAACTGAATTAGAGTACATTCGCTCTTTAATCAGCTTTCCTATTGAATTAGATAACTTACGTACACAGGCTAAGAAGATACGTAAGCTAGAAATAGCTAGAATTTATCAAACCAAACTTAAACGAGCTTACAACGAATTAGATAAAGTCACCGGCAACGAAACTCTAGATGAAATAGTTTCCTTTGCAGAAAAACCAATCTTTGATTTCGCAAAAGAATTTAAACAAGGTGAAGATGATAGACCAAAATTAATTGGCGAAAATATCGAAGAATACGTACAATATCTTAGAGATAACCCCAATCGTAAAGTTGGTATTCCTACGGGATGGAGCAAGTATGATGAAGCTATCGGTGGAGGATTAAGAAGAAAAACCGTTGGTTTAATTGGAGCTAGGTCTGGTGTAGGCAAAAGTATTATAGCGGACAACGTGGCTATCCATGTTGCTCATAGATTGAGAACTCCAATATTAATGCTTGATACAGAAATGGCATCTGAGGACCACCATAATAGACTTTTAGCTTATTTTGCTAAGATTAATGTTAATGATATAGAAAGTGGTCGATTTGCTGGCGACAAATATAAAGAAGAGAAAATTAATAGAGCGTGTAGTTATATCAAAAACATGCCTTATACATATAAGAATATATCTGGAAAGCAATTTGAAGAAGTATTATCTATCATTCGTAGATGGATTTATCAGGTAGTTGGGTTTGATGAAAACGGTAGAACAAAAGATTGTTTAGTTATATATGACTATTTTAAGTTAATGGATTCTAGTAATCTTGGTACGATGCAAGAATACCAAGCTATCGGATTCCAAATTTCAGACATGCACAACTTTTGTGTAGAGTATGATATCCCAGTCCTTTCTTTCGTTCAATTAAATAGAGATGGTATTGAGAAAGAGCTAACTAGTTCAATCAGCCAGTCCGATAGACTAGTATGGTTGTCAACGAGCGTAGCAATCTTCAAAGCTAAAAGTGAAGAAGAAATATTAGAGGATGGAGAGTTAAACGGTAATAGAAAACTAATTCCTTTGAAAACACGCCACGGTGGAGGAATGTCCGAAGGAAATTATATCAATATGGATATGCGTGGTGAATTTGCAATGATTACAGAATTGAGAACTAAGGCCGACGTTAGATTGAGTGGTGGAAATACTGGATTTGAGGTTGAAAATGAATCCGCAGACAATGAGCAAGATAAAGGAAGTGACAGTTGAACGACTTAGTGAAATACTGGATTTCTTACAGTTAGAATATACGGATTATGGGTCATACTATGCAATGTCGTGCCCAATTCATGGTTCTGACAATAAAGACTCAATGAGTATTTATAAGAATACCGGTATTTGGGGTTGTTGGACAAACGGTTGTCACGAAGATTGTGGTAGAGGTATATTTGATTTTGTAAAGGCTTACCTTGATTCTATGGGAGACCATAGGAATATGTCACAGGTAGCCTATTTTTGTGCCGCTATCTTAAATGCAGATTTTTCACAAGATGAACCTATTAAAGATTATGAGTTGAAAATCGGTTCTTCCGCAATAGTGAACAATCTATTTAAGAAACGTAAATTGTTGCAAGGTAAGATTTTACGTAAAAACGTAAGAGAAAAACTTAAAATTCCGTCAGAGTATTATTTAGGAAGAGGATATTGTCCAGAAATCCTAGATAAATATGATGTCGGTCTTTGTAATAGTTACGGCAAGGAAATGTTTGGGCGTATTGTCGTGCCGGTTTATGACGACAACTACAACTATATGATAGGGTGTGTTGGTCGTAGCCAAAATAAACAATGTCAACTCTGTAAAAAATATCACTCAGATAAACACCACTGTCCTACGAATAACTTGGAAGAAATTTGGGCATCTAAATGGAAAAACAGTAAAGGGTTTACTTCTGAGAACTATCTATATAATTATTGGTTCGCGAAGGAAAATATTAAAAAGTCGAAAACTGTTATTCTTGTTGAGGGTCAGGGCGATATTTGGAGATTAGAAGAGTCTGGTATACATTGTGCGGTTGGAGTATTTGGCGCAAAATTAACAGATAGTCAAAAGATAATATTAGAACAGTCTGGGGCACAAAACCTAATCATTGCTTCTGATAATGATAAAGCTGGCGATAAATTCAGGGAAAAAGTAAAAGAAAAATGTGGTAGATTGTTCAATATAGTAGATATCCTGATGGAAAAGAAGGATTTCGGTGATATGACAGTCGATGAAACAAAGAGAATGACGATACCTATTTTAGAAAGGTTTAGCTGATGCAAAAGATTTTAGTTTTAGCTGGTAGAAAACAGTCAGGAAAAAGTTCAACTTCTAATTTCCTTCACGGTCATATCATGAAGAAGAACGAACAGATTAAGTATTTCGATATTAATGAAGCTGGGCAATTGATGGTCAACGCTTTAGTTCTTGATGAAACTACAGGTGTTGAAGATGAAAAGCAGGGGATTATTGATATTAACCGTAAAGATTATGAGTTTTCACAATATGCCGCTTATCACATTTGGCCGTTTATTAAATCATATAACTTCGCTGATAGACTAAAGGAAAGTGTCGTTAATATCTTTGGTATTGAGCCAGCTTTGGTTTGGGGCGATAACGAAGCAAAGAATACGCCAACAGTTATTAAGTTTTCAGATTTTGGCTTCTCTTATCTCCCTAAAGAAATTGAAGCGATGAAGAAAAGCGGTAAATATAATTCTTTTATGACCGTAAGAGAGCTTCTTCAATGCTTTGGTACAAAGGTGTGCCGTCGTATTCAAGATACATGTTGGATTGATAGATGTATTCAGGATGTATTGGCGGAAGAAGTCCCAATCGCTACGATTTCCGATTGTCGTTTTGTAAACGAAATTATCGCAACGCGTAAAATTGGAGCGAAGGTTATTAAGTTCACACGCCGTATTGACGACGACAATGATGAATCAGAAACGGCACTAGATGACTACACTGACGTTGATTGTATTATTGATAATCAAAATATGACAGTACACGAAAAGAACATCGCGGTATTTGATTACCTAAAATCCATCGGATGGGTAGATGGAGATATCTAATGTTATACGCCACAGTAGGTTTAGCGAGGTGTGGCAAATCTAGTTTTGCTGATGGGTGGTCTTCGGTTTTAGCTAAAAGAACAGTGATATCTGGAGATGATATTCGTTTAGCTTTAACTGGTCAAAGATTTAATCCAGCCGCAGAACCAATGGTACAATCCATTAAATGTTGTGCTATACGCTCCCTTTTATTACTCAATTTTACAGTTTTACATGATGGTACAAACACTAGTATGAACAGTGTTGTCAATCTGGAAAAGTTAGTAGAGAGTGTCTTTGATAAAGTAGTTTGGGTCATTTTTAATACACCAAAAGATGTATGTCAAAACGAGGCAATTAAGAGTAATCAAGAAGACTTAATCGAAGTTATCGAGAGAATGAATAAAAATTTTCAACCAACCACCAGTTATTTAGTAGATAAATATAAAGGTGATGGAGCGATTATCATTCCTCGTTCACGAATACGTTATAATAATATAATGCACATTAAAGATAAAAATAAAAATATCACGTTAACGGTTACAGATGGATATGACACAATTACTAGAAACACCAATATAATTTTAGTGGACTATTTCAGTTGAAAACTTGGATTATAGAAAAAGATGTATTCAAAGATGAAGAGGGCTGGCTAGTTAACTCACTCGACCATTTGAATATTCCTCACCAATGGTATAATAAAAAGAGAAAATATAATACGGAGGAACACATACTGCGATGTTCCACCCAAATATTAAAGACTACACCAGAGTTCATTTCTTTATTTAATTACCATCTACCATCATGTTTAATATTTGAAAAGAATATGTTAAATTTTAACTGTGTCCAATACACTTTTGAGAATTTACTTATCAATCAAAATAATATATTTAAGATGCTTGGTGTGGATAATAAAATATGGATTAAACCAGACAGTCCATTTAAACCGTTTGAAGCATCACTTGTTAATAAAAAGTGGTTATCAAAAACGCTGGAAATAATAAGAAAAGATTCTGGTGATTTAAACCCCGCTTGCATAATCTCTTCTCCAAAGGACATATGTGAAGAATACCGTTTCTTTGTAAATAAGACTAGGATATTATCCGGGTCTTCATATAGGAATCGTGGAGATATCGAATTATATTTGCCGATAGCAGAAGATATTTTTAATTTTGCGGAAAGTATGGCAGAACTATATTATGAAAAAATTAACTTTAGTTATAACTATATCATGTCTCAAGCTGACAATTTATGGGTAATTGATGTATGTAGAACTAAATCTGGAGATATGAAAATAGTTGAATTAAACAGTTTTTACAGTGCTGGGTTTTACAGCGCTAATTTAAAAGAAATAATAAAGGGTGCCGAATAGTCATTATTTCACAAAATTTTCCAGAAACAGTGTGTAATATACTGGGCAAGGTATATTATGGTACATTTCTTAGGAGAAAAAATGACGAAAGAAGAATACAAAGAGGTGGTGGTAGACTTATATATTAATCAATATCGAACAATTAGTGAGATTTCTAGAATTACTAATACGTCTCGAAGAACTATTAGAAGATTAATAGAAAAATTAGGGTTACTTAAACCGACATCAAAAGAAGAAAAAATAAATAGGATACCAAAAAAAGATTTAATAAGATTATATTGTGAAGAAAATAAAACTTTGCAAGAAATAGCAGATTTATATAATTTAAAATCTAAAAAGTATGTGTCATTATCATTAAAAAAACATGATATACAGCTTAGACAGAGAACATTTAATTCCACTAAACAACAGGAAAGCTGGATAAGATATTCCCATATTTCTAAAAATAACGTTGTGGGTGGTCATTATTTTGCAGGAATACGTTATCGTGCCAGAAATAAAAAATTAGAGTTTAATTTAACAAAAGAATATTTAACAGAGTTATTTCTATCTCAAAATAAATTATGTGCTATTTCCCAAATACCGTTAGTTTTTAAAAATGTTGGAGAAAATCAAACAATACAAACCGCTTCACTTGACAGAATTGATAGTTCTAAAGGGTATATCGAAGGTAATGTACAATGGGTGCATAAAGACATTAATAGAATGAAAAGTAACTTTTCATATGACAAGTTAGTTGAATTATGTATATTAGTAGTTAAATAGTCTAGAAAAGAGAAATAATGATTGTAGTATATTTTAGGTCTTCATTACTTAATAGTTGGGAATTTTGTCAAAATAAAACATATATTAACTATTGTCTCGGTATTGACGAGGAAAGTGGGAAGAAAGCCGTATTAGGTACAATGACGCATAAAGTGTTAGAATTATTAGCGTTATGTAAACAGAGGTCACAAAATAATGGTAAAAATGATATTGAGGATGAAGCGGTTGGTGTTATTAAACACGACTTTGATTACATGTTAGAAAAAAATCTAGAATTATTAGCAGATAAGTCGTTTCAATATTATTCGTCAAAAAGTAATAGAGAGTATGTCACAAAAGACCTGCAAGATATTAAAGATTGGCTGAAAATAGCTTTGACGCACCAAAACGGATGTTACGACCCTCGTAAAAGAAATATTTTTGCCGCAGAGCAGCACTTTGACATCGAACTTACAAATCCTTGGGCGAAGTACACTTATGACTTGAATGGAGAGACCTTTTCCACGAATCTGAGAATCAAGGGGACAATTGACTTGATAACCAGCATTGATGAGCATACAATAGAAGTAATAGATTGGAAAACTGGGGCCACCCGAAAAAACTGGTCTACAGGAAAAGAGAAAAATTACGAAGACCTGTGTGAAGATAATCAGTTATTATTTTACTATTACGCTTTGAATAAATTATATCCTGATAAAAACGTTATATTTACTATTAATTTTATACGTGCTGGAGGCCCGTTTACTCTATGTTTCGATAATAAAGATTTAGAAAAAATAGAATCGTTTATAGAGATGAGAGCGAAAGAGATGTGGAATACTAATCTACCAAAAATGTTATCTTACCATCAAAGTGATTTTAGATGTACGCGACTTTGTGAGTATTTCAAGAATAATTGGCCGGGAAGCGACAAAAACATTTGTAGACACGTTCACGACCATATTAAAGAACATGGTATTCAAGTAACGACAGAACAGTTGATGGCTGAAGGTTTTAAATTGGGTAAATATAATAATCCGGGGGAATAAATGAGTTGGTCACCTATTAACAATACGACACACTATTCATGTTGCTTGGGCTTAACAAAGCCAGAACAATTATTAAAAAAATGTGTAGAGTATGGTTATAAATCTTGTGCGATTGCAGACAATAACACTCTTGGCGGCTCGGTCGATTTCTTTTCAGAAGCAAAGAAGTTGGGTATTAAACCTATTTTGGGTTCCAAGTTAAATGGTGTTATTTTATTAGCTAAAAATCTACAAGGGTGGAAAAATCTACTAAAGGTAACAAACAATGACAACCTGTTCGATTATCAAGAAGACGGTTCTCTTATTGCTATTGCACCTGATAGTTTAAGCGAAAGTGAATCCTATCACCAATTACAAGGTAAATTCGGCAAAGACCTACACACGTATTCTAAATGTGGAATACAAGAGAAGTGTTATTACCTTGATAAAAGTGATGTAGAAGACTATAAAGTGTTGATGTCAGCAGATAGTGGTAAAGTTATCTCATCACTTAGTGACATCCCAGATGCAGCCTTATTTAACGCCGAACAATCAGCACACCTAGATAACTCTTGGTTAACTGAACAGTGTGAGGAATACGATATTCTTGGGCAACTTAACTTACCAAGATTTGATATTCCTAAGGAATTTGATAACCAATATGATTATCTAGTTCACTTATGCCGACAAGGTTGGAAGTCTAAAATAGCTGGTAAGGGGTTAGATGAAAAAGTATACGCCGAAAGAGTTAAAAAAGAGTTTGAGGTATTTAAACGCGTAGGACTTGAAGGTTATCTATTAATCGTTGCAGACTACGTAAATTGGGCGAAAAATCAAGGTTGGCTTGTTGGTCCGGGTCGTGGTTCAAGTTCAGGCTCACTGACTTGTTACCTTTTAAATATTACCGATATTGACCCAATCAAGTACAATTTAATCTTTGAACGTTTTTACAATGATGGTCGTAATACTAAAGACCGTAAAGCGTTTCCAGATATTGATACCGACTTTCCAAAATTTAAGAGGGAGTTGGTCATCGAATATATCAAGCAAAAGTACGGCTATGATAAAGTGTGTGGTATCGTTACTTACTCTGAATTAAAAGGTAAGTCTTCAATTAAGGAAGTATTACGTGCCCACAAAGCTTGTTCTAGTGACGAAATGAATAAGATTACGAAAGATATTCCGGCTAAAGAAAAAATATCAGACCTATTGGCTGACGCTAACGAAAACTCCATTATAAGATGGACTTTACAAAACGAACCCGATATTCTTAAGGAATGGGTGACTATAGATGAACAAGGAAACATTCAAGGTAACTTATCTAGATTTTTTGAGCAAGCTATTAGAATAGAGGGAACGTTTATCGGAACAGGTAAACACGCCTCCGGTATTATTGTTGCAAGTGACGTTCTAAACGAGTCTTGCCCGATGATTAAGGATAAACATGGTGAGGCTTTGGCAGCATTAGATATGTCCGCTTTGGAAAAAGCCGGTTTCCTTAAATTTGATATATTAGGTCTGGCAGGTTTAGATAAACTTATGGGAATTAACAACTTATTAATGTATGGAAGGATAAATGTATGAGACTATCAGAATCAGAAGTAATGCAAGTAATTATGCACGGTATTCACCTTAAAATTGGTAGATTAACTTTAACACCAATACGTCGAGCGAACACATTACCAATGGAATTTATGGTAGATTGCGACCATTCAAAGTATAACTGCAGTATTTTATTTAAAACAACGAAAGAGGCAGCAGAAAAGTTTTGTATGCTGAAAAATGTACTTTATGCGAATTCTTGAAGAACATATTAAGATTTGTCAGGAATGCCCCCTTCATAAGAAAATACCTGAAGGGTGTACTCCTGTAGCTGGCATCGGGAATATAAACGCTAAAGTAATGATAGTGGTAGATTGTGTCAGGTCAGAACAAGTCATTCTGGATGAACCGTTAGGGCTAAAAGAATCTAACTTCTTAAAAAGCGTAATAAATATAAATCAAGTGTATATTACCCCTTTAGTTAAATGTAATCCAAAAAACGACAAAAATAAAGAAAGACCTGCCAATAAATCGGAAATTAACGCGTGTTCGTTATGGCTTGGTTCAGAAATAGGTAAAATAAAGCCCAAAGTAATAATTGGTATGGGACAAAAAACACACCAGCATTTCCTTGATAATGTTGACCTTCTTGACAAAAACCTGCTGCAACCATATAATACTGCTGTGGGAGAGTTTATACCGAGTCACAGCATCCACAGGTTGCTGAACGGGTCACAAAAAGATGTTGATGATTTCAAACGAATGATTAGAAAGGTCGTAAATTGTGAATAGAGCTTTTTCAATAGGAAATAAAGGGGAACAAGCGGTTATTAATTTTTTTACCCAAAACGGTATTGAAGCGGTAAAAGATGAAGATAAAACAAAGAGATACGACCACGATATTTTATGTAAGTTAGGTAAAACTAAATTTACTTGCGAAGTTAAGTTTGATGCAATGGCGGCAAAAACCGGTAACGTAGCCATCGAACACCATAACTCAAAAAAGGATGAACCGAGCGGTATCGAGATAACCAAAGCTGATATATGGATTCACTTACTTAAGGATGATAATAATATTACAATTTGGGCTACCAATGTAAAAACGTTAAAAGATTTCGTTAAAAACAATGAACCGTTCAAAAAAACGACAAAATCTGGAGATAATAATGCTAATTTAATGTTATATAAATTAGAGGCAATTTTACCAATATTTATTCAACTTGATAATATTAGTCAAAAAGAACTAGTACAAAAAAGTGTAAAATCTTTATTAAAGTAAAATATCTCTACAAGACAGCCATTTATCATATTTCCTTTTTAGGAAAACAGTGGCATCTTGATATAAAAATTCGAGAAACCGCAGAGATGAATATTTACTGCATATTTTTAAGGTTCTTGTAGTTGTTGTTTTACCCCTCCTTTGTTTGATTGACGAACGTATACCTAAATCTTTAAGAAAACTTTGGAGGGTAATACAAAAATCTAATGTTGATACTAGTTCCGCGTAGAATTTAGAAGATTTTCTCCTATTTTTATCTATCGTAAAACAACCGTCACCATCCCAACAACCGCGTAAAAAATGACGCAATAAATGTTTTGGAACCTGTTTTTCTGTTGGGAATTGAATAGTAAAGGTTTTATTTTGATGACAACCAAGATTATTCAAACTTTTACAAAAATGTTTGTCACTAATAACCGCCCTATATTGAGCTTGACTGTTTGGTCCTGCGGGTTTTATTCGTAATAAAGGTCTAGTAGATTGAATATCTTGATTAAACTTAATTAAAATTTCTTTATCTATTTCAGCCAAAGATAATGCGACATAACCTTTTTGCTCATTATTGTAACCATCAGCATACAGAAATCCCAACCAATAAGCTTTACGTTCAGTGTTTATAACATCAAAGTAATGATTATCAATTGTGTAATACTTACGTGGCCCTCTAAGGTTAATATTTTGTTTATTTAGTAATTTATAAAAAGAAGCAAGACATATATTAAATTTATCGGCAATATCTTGAGCTTTCATGTTACTATTATACAATTGTAATATTTTTGTTAATTCAGCATCAGTAAATTTACTTATTTTTGTCATTTTTATTAAACCCTTTTCTTTTTAGTAGTTGAGACATACCTTGTGGAGTGATATTGTACTTTTTAGCTAACTCTGTAATGGTATATTGTCCAGTCGAATATAAACGAACTAAGTCAACTTTATCTTGGTCGGAAAGCTTTGAGGTCATGATGTAATCCTTTTTAAATGTAACGTTTAATCTTACTCAATGTATTATACACTTTTTTAGAAATTTTTTGGAGAATAATATGAGAAACTTAATTTTAGCAATATGCGTACTAATAAGTTCTGTTTGCTATGCGAGCGGTCCTACAAGCGGAGCGTCTCATGGACCCGGATTTCATGGGTCAAGTCGTAGTTCAGTGACACCATCAAAGTCTTTTACAACTACACCCCGTTCTCCTGTCACTAAATCAACGGGTATTGGTAATTTTAAGGCACCGGTGACTCGTAGTATGCCAAACGCTTTTAAGGGTGGAAACAGCTATTACAACGGAACACGTTATTTAGGTAATAGTCGCCCGAATGTTTTTGGTGGTCAAAACTATTACAATAACCGTGGTCGTATGACACAGAGGTCTACACCATCTGCAATTCGTGGCGGATATAATTATCGTAACTTTGATTACTAGGAGTAATTGTGGACAGTAACGTAATCCTTTTTCTAGATTTTGAGTCGGGAAGTAAAAATAAATATAAAACGCAGCCAACGCAGTTAGCTTGTGTGGCATTAGATGTTAGAACCGGCGATGTTATACCGGGTAGTGAATTTTGTTCTTACATGAAACCGCTGTTTACGCCAGAAGAATGTAAGAAGGCTGGTGTTGATGAAATTCAACAGGAAGCTTTAGATATCACAAACATTACCCTTGAACAGTTGCAAGCCGCACCAGATACTAGAACGGTTTGGAATAACTTCGTTGAATATGCCGGTAGATATAATCCCGGTAAAGGTCAGTGGTCTGCCCCAATTATGGGTGGTTTTAATATTGAGAATTTCGATAAGGAAATCATTCGTAGATTAGCTGGCGTCAAACCATATAATTTCGGTCCTTTCGATAAGGAATATCAGGAATGTACATTATTCCATCCTTTCAAACGTATTGATATTATGCGTGACCTAATTATGTGGATGGCACCGAAAAAAGAGGTACGTTCTGTATCTATGGATGCCATGCGTGAATATTTTGGTATGTCCAAAGAAAAGGCGCACGACGCTCTGGTGGATGTTAAACAGGGTGCCGCCATACTAAGTAAATTCCTCAAATTATATAATTTCTTCTCACCTAAGGTAAAATTTAAAGATTGTTTTAAGGGTCATCCAGAATTTGGAGCATAACTTGAGTACATACGATTTTGATTGTGGCTGTAAATTTGAAGTAAAAAACGACAAGATAAAAGAGTGTGATGGTCTACCTAGTATTTATATCGACTACAATAAAGACCTAAACTATAATTGTCAAAGTACGTGGGCATTATTTGCAAGTGGTAAAACTAAAGGTGTGTTTCAACTTGAGGAAAGTTTAGGTAAGATATGGTCTAAACGTTCTCAACCAACATCAATCGAAGATATTTCGGCGTTAGTAGCTCTAATTCGCCCAGCATGTCTAAATTCCAAACTTGATAATAAATCTATGACACAACATTATGTTGACCGTAAGATGGGTATAGAAGAAGTAACTTACATACATCCAGCCTTAGAAAGAATACTAGATAATACATACGCTATTATCACTTATCAAGAACAAGCGATTCGTATCGCGTCAGAAATTGCTGGATTTAATTTACAACAAGCGGATTCGTTAAGAAAGGCCGCTGGAAAAAAAGACGCCTCTTTAATGCGTTCTTTAAAAAATACTTTTATTGATGGGTGTAAAACTGTAGGTTTAGTTAATGAAGAACAAGCAAATGAATTATTTGACAATATTGAAAAATCTAATAAATATAGTTTCAATCTAGCCCATTCTGTAGCTTATGGTCAAATTTCTTATTGGACCGCTTACACAAAAGTCCACTTCCCATTACATTTTTGCTGTTCTTATCTTCACTACGCCCGCGAAAAAATATCTCCACAAGAAGAGGTTGATGCAATCATTAGTGATAGTAAAAACCTAAATGTAGATATTTTGACTCCAGACATTAGATGTTTATTTAATGGAGACCCCGGAGATTTCGCTATCAGCAACATGAAGATTAACTTTGGAATTAGAAGTATTAAGGGATGCGGAGATAAAAATATAGAAAAATTGTTGGAGATAGTTAAAAAGGGCGAGGAAACACTCCAAAAATCAATAGATAAATGGAATTGGACAGAATTACTGTTCCTTGTGTTAGTTAAAGTTAGTAAAACCGTAGTCAACGGGCTAATCTCTGTCGGAGGATGTTCACATTTCGGACTTTCTCGACAAAAGATGTTGCACGAATACTCTATAGCAAGCAACATTAATGAGAAGGAATTAGCTTTGATTGGTATACATTTGGATAGACTAGGAAGCCTAGAAGATTGCCTACAATTCTTAACTAATTCAGAAGAAGTTAAAAAGGTAAGAAAAGAGAAGGTGTTAAGTTTGATTAAAGGGTTGAATAACCCACCATTTTCACTCGATGACACCGTATCTTGGATTGCGGAAAAGGAACGATTTTACCTTGGTAGTCCAATTAGTTGTATTAAAGCCGAAACTGTAGATGTAGTCGGCAACACAACTTGTAAGGAATTTAGTGAGGGTAAAAATGCTAAACAAATGTCGCTCGTTGGCGAAATCAAGTCAATGAGAGAGTATATTCTTAAGGCTGGTAAACAAGCCGGAATGAAAATGTGTTTTGGTACATTAGAAGATGTTACTGGTAGAATAGACTTCGTTCTTTCTGTTAATAAGTATGAAGAATTGCGTGATATAGCTTATAGTGGTAATATCGTCATGTTGGTCGGTAAGAGGTCAAAAAATGAGAGTTTACAAGTAGAAAGAATGGTGACAGTGTGACACAAGAACTAGACCTGCACATCAAAAATAATTATACTGTTGAGGTGCAGAGAGTTGCCGATTTGAACGCGGTTTCAGTTAACTATCCAGCAAACATCTTATATGGTGTTGATGAACTAGACTGTTATTATGTAATAAATGACGGAAAAATAAAATTTGTTGTTGATGATGAAGTAATAAGGCAAATAGAGAGTCTCGTTTGGAGTCTCAGACCTTTAATTGTTCTTGACGTATTAATTAAGAATGCCACAATTTATATTGACAACAGCCTTATCTTGTACTATAATAAAGATGGGGAAGAGTTACAGGGTGATGCGCGTGGGATTATCAACTCGTTAGACCCACCATCATCAGAAAAAGAAGACTTAAGTAAAGAGACTTACTTATTAAGAGTGTTAGTCGATTTCTTTGAAGGTGATTGTAAGATTTCCGAAGAAGACATCGAAAATTATGGTGTAACCGAAGGTTACAAAAATATGTTACTTTTATTGAAAGATGGAGGAATGTGATGTTTAGAGTGTTTGGCGAAGGTCGTCTAACAAGAGACCCAGAAGTACGCGAAGTTAATGGTACTAAGGTTGCAGAATTTACTCTAGCAACGAACGAATACCGTAAGTCGAAGAATCAGGGAGAACCGAGTGTAAAGGTTGCACACTTCTTTGATTGCGTTATTTGGGATAGTGGTGCAAAGATTATCGAACAATACTGCCAAAAGGGTAGTAGATTGGTTATTGAGGGTCGCCCCCGTCAAGAAAAGTGGACCGATAAAGACGGTAATAACCGCTCACGCGTGGTTTTCCGAGTAGAAGAGTTTTCTATTGTTGATAGCCGTCGTGAAGGTGAAAATACCGATAACGCAGAACCAGCGGGTGCCACAACAGGACCAGATACAGAAGAACCACCATTTTAATTAATGTGGACAACTTATCCGGGGATGAAATACTCCCCGGAATTTTATTTTATACTGACGAAACAAGTTAAATGAAAAAACGATTACTATTCTGCACAGAAGCCACATATTTAAGTAGTGGTTATGCGCGCTATTATAACGCACTTATTAATTACCTTCACTCTACCGGTGAGTTCGAGATTTGCGAACTTGCCGCTTGGGGAGATAATGCTGACCCACGCTCACATAGTATTCCTTGGACATTCGTGGGAAATATGCCTACAGGCTCAGTTTTTAAACAAGCTAATCAACGTGAAGTAGAAATTTACGAGAGTAATCCATACAATAAGTTTGGCGCGTTTAAGTTTGAGGAAACGTGCACCCAGTTTCGCCCGGATGTAATTCTTGGAATACGTGACGCATGGCATGAACAACATGAAATCTCTTCACCATTCCGCCCATTTTATAACCTAGTTTGGATGCCAGCGGTAGATGCTGAACCACAACAAGAAGAGTGGTTATCATGGTATAAACAGTGTGATGCTATTTTAACATATACTGATTGGGGCAAGCAAGTATTGGATAGGGTGTCCAATCGTTCAATCAACACCGTTGGTACAGCTTCTCCAGTTTGTGATACTGTATTTAAACCTGTCAACGACAAAGAAGAACATAAGAAGAAAATGGGTTTCAATCCTGATATGAATATTATCGGGACAGTCATGAGAAACCAGAAAAGAAAACTATTTCCAGATTTATTCAAAGCGTTTGAAAAATACATTCTTAAAAACAATCTAAATAATACATATCTATACTGTCACACATCTTATCCAGATGACGGTTGGAATATTCCGAAACTACTAAAAGAATGCTCAGTTTCAAACAAAATAGTATTTACATATATCTGTAGAAACTGTAACAATGTCTTTCCTTCATTTTTCCGCGATGGACGCACCTTTTGCCCAAAGTGTAACGCTCCTACAGCGATGATGACTAATACTAATTTTTCCGTTTCTAATGAAATCCTAGCGGCTATTTATAATTGTTTTGACGTATATGTACAATATGCTGGACTTGAGGGATTTGGTATGCCTGTGGTCGAGGCGGCTGCTTGTGGAGTACCTGTAATGGCCGTAGATTATTCTGCTATGTCAGAGGTAGCAAGAAAATTAAACGGTTATCTAATTAATGTGCAAAAACTACACATGGAAATGGAGTCAGGTAGGTTGTGGGCAATTCCAGACAATGACCATCTAGTTTCTTCACTAGAACAATTCTTCTCTTTAAGTAAAGGTGAACGTAAGATTAAATCTTGTGTTGCACGACAACAATTTGAAGAGAATTATAATAATTGGGGTATCGTAGGTAAAAAATGGTATGATGTAATTAAGTCCTTATCATATAATAAGTTATCGTGGAATAGTCCTCCCAGAATTCATATTCCAGCCCTATATAATCAACACGATAACCTTTCACATAAACAGTTTGTTGAATGGTTACTTATTGAAGTATTAGGAGAACCCGAAAGGTTGGGCACTCATATGGAAACAAGACTCATTAGAGACTTAAATTTTGAATCAACAAATTATGGTATGGGAGGGATGTACTATAATGAAGAAACGTCCGCTCTACATAACGTTAGAATGGAAGAGTTTAACAGGGAAAAAGCTTATAAGCATATTGTGCAATTATGTGAACGAAGAAACTTTTGGGAAAAAGAAAGGTTGAAATATGTCAAATAAATTGTATGAATTGTATTTTGATAATAAAGACTTTAATCGCACGTTAGATGAACTTACGTTTCATATTGTACCGGAAACATTTAATCTGACCGCATTAGAAGCGATTAGTGGTAAAATCACCTTTGAGAAAGGTGACGATATTCACCAATTAATTGCGGACTGTCTTGCTGGAGCTATTCTATTAGATATAAATAAGGAAGATAAGAAGGTAAAGGAAATAAATATAGGTGAATCTGTGCTATGTACAGAGTTTGAAGATTATGTAGACGTTATCGCGTATTATGGGATAGAATATGAATAAAGTGTTACTGATAGCCAATTTTCATGAAAGTTCTGGTTGGGGAGAATGTGTGAGAAACTTCGCCCTAGCTATGGACTCTGTTGGTATTGACATAGTGTGTCGCTCAATTAAGTTAGATAAGGCGAACTATCCAATCAACACTAGATTAGAAGAACTACTTAAAAAATCATCTAAAAATTGCAATATTTGCCTTCAGTATCTCCTACCTATATTTATGAGATATGACGGAAATTTTGATAAATGTATTGGTATATACTTAGCAGAAACAGATATGTACCAACACTCTGATTATGTTTCCCACCTTAATTGTATGGATGAGGTTTGGGTACCAAATAATGATATGGTTGACTACGCTTTAAATTCTGGAGTTAAAGTACCTATTAAGATTGTTCCATTAGCTTTTAATCAAGAAAAATATAAAAAAGAATATCCAGCGTTTGAAATTCCAGAAGCTAAAGGTGATTTCATCTTTTATTTTATTGGTGAAGCCATCAGAAGAAAGAACTTGATTGCCGCTATTAAAGCTTTCCATATGGAATTTTCACCGAATGAGCCGGTACAATTTCTTATCAAGGCTAATAAAACCGGGTTATCTCCGGAAGATTGTACAAAATTCTTACAAGAGTTATGTTTTACCGCTAAAAGCAATCTAAGGTTATATAGAGATATATCAAGTTATAAGTCAGAGATAATTATCACTTCTAGCCTATCTGACGAAGATGTCTCTAGATTACATAAATTGTGCGACTGCCATGTCATGCCAAGTTATGGGGAAAGTTGGTGTACACCTCCAACAACCTTAATTAATACCTTTGACAACGTTAAAAAAATTATAGATGTGTCTGTGGGCGATTTAGTATATTCACATAATGGTAAACTAAACAGTGTATTAGATGTTTTATGTAGAGATTATAGCGGCACATTAATAAATATTACTACGAAATATAATAATACCGCGCATAAATTTACAAACAAACATCCACATTTAGTTGTACAGAGGAACGGCAAACGATTTAAAAATGTAAAATTGAATAGGGTATTTTTAAATGCTGAAGATATTAAAGTAGGGGATTTTTTATGTGTTCCAAAAATTGATAAAAACAACTATCAACAAAACAATAAAATTAATATTAGTGATATAATAGATGTAGAGGTAGATGGTGATGGATATATCGTGAGTAATCACTCCATCAAAATTAATAAACCTCATACTAAATTAAAAGAATTAGCTAAAATATTTAACTGTGCGTCTCAAACCATCAGTAAAGCTATTAGAGGTACTAGTAATAGTCAACTTTCTAAAAATATAGTTAATTACATAAAAAACAACAACATAATAACTTCTGAACAAGTAAGAATAAAAAATGAAATAGAACTTACTCCAGATTTTATGTTTTTTCTAGGACATTATATTGCGGAAGGGTGGTATGATACCAGTAATGGAACATTGTATGCAGCGTCTCATATAGATGAGGGTTTTGCTAGAAATATCCTTAAAAGAGTAAGTAAAGATATTTTTGATTTACCATGTGTAGAAAATACATTAATAGGTAAAAAATGCGTATATACATGTATTCGTAATACTGTACTTGGTCGATTTATATCTACATTATGCGGTAATGGCGCAAGAAGTAAATTTATTCACAATTATTTAAAAAACTCGGAACATATTAATTATTTATTAAATGGAATGTTTTACGGTGACGGACATTTTTCTCAACAAAAACAATATAAATATAGCACTTCATCTCGACAATTAGCGTTTGATTATATACAAGTATGTAATATGAATAATATATTAATTGGTATGTATTATAATAAGAAGAGAGATGATTATAATTTAATATGTGCGAAACAATATGAAGACAATTTTTATAACCTAATTAACACTATTAAATATAATGATAAATGCGTTAATATAACAAGGCGTAATCAAAATTTTTCGCTGGAAGATGCAGAATATTTTTACTTACCTGTTACAAAAATAAAAAAAGAAGAGTATTTTGGTAAAGTTTATAATTTATTTGTAGAAAATGAAAACACGTATGTAACATCTAATATCGCTACCCATAATTGTATTCCAAACTATGAGGCGATAACCTTTGGAAATAGGGTAATCGCGTCAAATGAAGGTGGCCCGAAAGATTATGTAAATCACTTAGATAACGGTTACCTAGTAAAAGGTAAATTACAACCATGTTTTGGTATGGAGGGTTTGCCAAACCTATATACGGCCAGAGAACAATGTTTTGAAGTAGATATAAACGACCTCTGTAGAGGTATGAGGTGGGCTTATGAAAATCGTAATAAACCCAATAAAGCTGACATACTCAAGAACTATTCTTATGAAATGGTCGGTAATCGAGTAAAGGAATTATTAAATTGAACGCAACATCATCAATAATTAGAGCGGCTACCAAAAAACCGGGCGAACGATTAAATATTTTGACAGCGGCCACTCACGAAGCATACCAAACAGGGCTATCAAATGTAAACGCTAACTTCTACATGTTACAACACCCGTCGTTTAAAAAATGGATGGATAATTACAGACCGCTTCCTCCAAATCACTATTTATTGGATGAAAAATTAGAAAATAGACAGATACCGGCATATATAGATTTTGACCTAGTTTTTTCTCAAAATAAGTTTGGTCAATTTCAGATTTTATCTCAAATCGCTAGACAAAACCAGTTACCAATAGTAAGTTTGGAACACACCTTACCAATGGAACAATGGTCTATGCAAGATAGAGAACAGTTAAAAAATATGCAGGGAGATATAAATATCTTCATTTCTGAATATAGTAAGACAGAATGGGGTTTTGATGATGTACCAAATAGTCGTGTGATTAAACACTGTATTGACTCTAATGTGTTCAAGCCGGGAAACGTTAAAAGAAAACAACATATCCTATCAGTATGTAACGACTGGATTAATCGTGATTATTTTTGCGGGTTCGGTTTATGGCAAAGAGTTACTAAAGACCTACCAGTGTTCCCTGTGGGAGACACCAAAGGTTTTTCATTACCAGCTAAAAATATCGAAGAATTAGTTGGTTTCTATCAAGAAGCGCAAGTGTTCATTAATACTTCTCAAGTCAGTCCTATTCCTACAAGTTTACTCGAAGCAATGTCGTGTGGATGTATGGTTATTTCTTCAGCCACCTGTATGATACCTGAGGTTATACAAAACGGGTATAACGGATTTATCACTAATGATGAAGAAGAAATGAGAAAGTATCTAGAACTCGCGCTGTCTGACCCGAATATGTGTGAACAAATGGGTAAAAACGCAAGACAAACAATTATAGATAATTTTTCTTCTAGCAAATTTACCCAAGAGTGGGATAAAGTGTTTGAAGAAGCTGCCAACATTATAGTTTAAGGATAAAAAATGAAAGTACAAATAACGGTTGATGAAAAGCCTGTAAATGGATATGTTTACGTAAATCCTAATATGGGTCACCAATTAGACTTAAGTACATGTGGAGCGTCAGATAACGAATGTGTTGAAATACTAGCTCCACATATTTTAGATTACTTACCGATTTCACACATGCAGCCGCTAGTACAAATGTGGATAAAAAAACTACGTAAAGGTGGTAAACTTATTCTCGGCGGCACGGATTTATACGAAATTTGCAAAAACGTTATGAATGGTAATGCAAATACTGTACAGGCCAACCTACTATTATATGGAAATCAAGAAAGCAACTGGAATATGAAGCGAGGCCAAATTAACCTTAAAGATTTGGTCGACCTTATGAATGAATCCGGTTTAAAGGTAATGAAGAAAAGACTTGATGGTGTAGAAATGTGCGTGGAGGCCGTTCGTGATTAAGACTATTTGTAGAGACTGTAAGTTTGCAGAATTTAAAGAGAATAAGCAAATAGGTTGTAAATATAACCGTTTGGAAAAGTTTAAACAATTAGATATTTCGGTGGAAGAAATAACGGAAAATGGTAAAACATACTATTTAATAGAAGACCTATGTAATTATTGCTTTAAGGCCGAGTCTTACAATAAGACAGAACAGGTGGAAACGAAGTTTTACAATATGACTCGTTTTCAAACAGATTTCATTGTTGTAGATAATAAAAACCAAGACTATTGCACAACCTACAATAATTTATTATCAAGTATACATTCCGCGATTTATGAACAAATCAGGCCGGAATCTTTCATTTTCGTAATCACCAATAATGACAAGTTAACCGCTGAACAGAAATACAACCTGATAGAACTGACGAACGATATGTTAAAGGGAACAGGAATTACATGTTCCGTTTCCTTTATGGTTGAAAAAGAATGTGATTTCTGGGAATGTGTTCAGTCGGTATTACACAAGTCAACATCAAAATATTATACTATTTTTAGTAGCGGTTACAATACAACTTATGATTTTAACTATAAACTAAATAAAGAGTTAAATGAAAATCTAAGAACCTTTGCTATGTTTGTCGGATTTGATGAATATAACGGTCTTACATTTAATAGTAACGTAAGTAAAGAATTAAATGGATTTATAGACGGCCACCTCAAAAATAAAGTATTGAAAAATGTTGGGTGGATGTCACCTAAGGTAAAATATAGATTTATTATAGAGAGCTTGAACGATGAACTCCCCTCCTAAAGTTACCATAATTATAGCTAACCATAACTACGGTAAGTATTTAGGTCAAGCAATAGACAGTGCAATCAACCAAGATTATCCATCCATAGATATTGTTGTTGTTGATGATTTTTCTTCTGATAATTCATGGGAAGTTATTCACAAGAAGTTATTTAAGGGTATTACTCACGATAAACGTGGTAACGAACACTTTGAGATGAAATCTGGAACATTGATGCGTTTCGGAAATATTAAGTGCAATGTGACGGCTTATAAGTTACTTAAAAATGTTGGTCCAAGTGAAGCTAGAAATCTAGCAATACACAACGCTATCAGTAATACAGACTATTTTGCTATTCTAGATGCCGACGACGAATATTATCCGTCAAAAGTAAGAGAGTTGGTAAACACGGCAATTTGCTCAAATAATATCGGTGTCGTTTACGCTGATTACGATATTTTAAATGTTGATACTGGTAATTTAGTTAGGGAATACAAGCAACCGTTTAGTCTTAATAAACTGCATCAAGAATGTATCGTGCATTCTGGGGCACTTATTAATAAAGATGCGTTAGTTGCTACACTAGAACCCACAGGTTATTACGATATTAACTTAAGATGTGCAGAAGATTACGATTTGTGGTTACGTATATCAGAAAAGTTTATTATAGTTCACGTTCCAAAGTCACTATCTTTAGTGAGAACCCATTCCGAAAACTCTACAAATAGCGTACAAAAGGAAATATGGGAAAGATGTTGGGCAATGGTTGCTCGCAAATTCCAAATAAGACATGGCAATCCACAATAATACGCGCTTTCTAACTACTATTAAGAAAAGCGGTGCCGGTAAAGACAGAGAACGGAAGTTAAGTATTATTTTACTTAATGGTACTCCGGGTTATCGGATGAAATCTAAAGGTCCAAAATGTCTATTAAAAATTGACAACAATGTGACCGTGATAGATAATCAAGTAGAGATATTGAAAGCGTGCTACCCAAATTCTGAAATTATAGTCACGGTCGGTTTTGATGCAGATAAAATCATCAAGAAAAACGTGAAACATGTCAGATACGTCGAAAATCAACTCTTTGAAACCACGAATATTGTCGAAGAAATTAGATTAGGTTTAAACAACTGTGAAACCGAAGATATTATGATTATCTACGGCGATGTTGTATTTGATACTAATTCAATAGATAATATTACAAAGAACGGTTCCTGCATAGTCTGTGCTAGTAAAACTAACATGGATAAAGATGATATTGGTGCAACTATCATTGATGGGAAACTAACTCAACTTTCATATGGTTTGGAGCCAAAATGGGGTCATATAGTCTATCTTACTGGCAACGAACTAGGCGTGTTTCGTAATCTTTGTAATGATAGAGAAAAGGTGATGTGTTATCCATTTGAACTCATTAATATGACGCTAGATAGAGCTTCTACTAAAATCAAAGCTGTTCACGCCATTAACTCAGAGATAATGAAAATAGAATCAATTAAGGATATAAAGTGAAGATATTAATTGCTAATGACGGGCCTTTTGCCCATAAATATATCAGACTCGGTTTAGCTAGAGCATTCTCGGCTTGTGGACATGAGGCTATTATTTGGGAACTTGGTCAAAAATCAGCGTTTGATATGTTTGACGAATTTGAGCCTGAGATTTTTTACTGTCCGACATATCACCTTACTGACGACATCGTAAAGTGTTTAAAGGAAAGACCTTATATTAAGGTAGCTTGTAAAGCATCAGATTGGGGTGTTGCACAAAAGGATATGGACCTTAATGAGTATCCCATCCTAGTAGCTAACCAAAAAGAAATTGATACGGTTCTCAAATTAAAAGATGAAATAGGAAAACCGGATTTTGTCGATATTCATTACCATCAATCATCTGTCAATCTTACACACTCATATTGGATTGATAACGGCATTAAAGCTATAGGTTTATTAAGTGCCGCAGATATCAGCGATTATATTCATGGGGCATACAAACCTGAACTAGAATGTGATATTGCTTTCGTCGGTGGATACTGGCCGTATAAATCCAAGACACTAAATAAGTGGCTAATTCCACTTTGTCACCCAAAAGAAAATTATAAAATTAAGATTTTCGGCAACCAACCTTGGGGAGTTCCACAATATTGCGGGTTTATTCCAACAGAAGAAATGAGAAACCTATTCGCTTCTGCTAAAATTTGCCCAAGTATTAGCGAGCCGCATTCTCAAGTATACGGCCACGATATTATTGAAAGACCGTTCAAGTTGTTATCTTGTAAAGCTTTTGTAATTTCAGATTATGTTAAAAGTATGGAAGATAACGTGTTTGGTAACAACCTATTATACGCAAAAACACCAGAAGAGTTTAAGGAAAAGATTAATTTCTATCTTAAGCACTTAGATTTAAGACAAGAGTATATAGATAAAGGTTATCAGCACGTTATTAACCATCATACATATTTTCACAGGGCTGCTCAGTTTTTTGAAGCCCTAGACTTACCTTATGAAGCTCAACATTGTTTACGAGTTTATGGACAAATTAAGGAAACATTATAAATGAAAAAGAAAATATTAGTAACCGGAGAACATGGGTTTATTGGTAAAAACGTTCTTCATTATTTAATTGACCAATATTATGAGGCTGGACCAAACCAAACTTTGGAAGAATTTTGTAGAGAAAATAATAAATATGAGGTAACTGGTTTTTCCTCAGGTGAAAATAACTGTAGGGTGGATAATGTTGAAGACGTTAAGCGAAGAATGGAAGAAATAAAGCCTGACGTTATCGTACATCTCGCCGCAATTCCAGTAATTAAACCTGATGATAAAAACCCGTCACAAATTCTAAAAACGAATATCGAAGGCACCTTTAACCTTGTTCACTATGCTCCAAAAGGTTGTAAGTTTATTTTCGCTTCAACTATTACGGTTTATGGAGATAGTGACGGATTTTCTAAATTTACGGAAAACCATGTTTGTAGCCCAACATCAATTTACGCAAGCACAAAATTAGCTGCAGAGAATATTATTAACGTTTATACCAAACAAGGTCATATCGACGGTTATTCTTTAAGAATTTGCGCTAATGTTGGACCATATGCGACTCACGGTATTGTTCCAGATTTTATTAAAAAGGTAAAAAGCGATAGTCCAACCCTTGATTGTTTGGGAGATTGGCCGGGAAGTTCAAAACCTTTTATTCATGTGGAAGATACCTGTAAAGCTATTCTACATCTAATAGAGAATACCCACGATATCAAAACTTACAATCTTTGCGCTAACGATATAATTAATGTGGAGAATATCGCTAAGATAGTGATGGATGTGATGAAAATTCACAAACCTATTAATTTTTTGGGTAGCGGAGCTAACTGGAAAGGTGATAATAGATTAATCAAGGCATCAAATCAACTAGCGAACAACTATTTACAGTGGAAGCCATCCCACTCTTCTACCGGGGCAATTTATAAAGCAGTAAAGGAACTATGTAATGTCGATTCTTCATCAGATAGCTGAAATTCATTGTGTGTTGTTAGATA